TATATATTATTTTTATAATATAATATTTATATAAATATTAAATATATTTATTTATTAATATGGATACTATAAAAAAAAATTTAGATAATATAACTAACAATAATGTAAATTATATATTTTTATCTTTTATTATAGTTTTTTTAATATTATTTTCATTTTTTACTTGGTTATTTAATAAACTACGTTTACAAGGAGATTCCCATTGTAACGAATATAAAACGAAAGATGACAATAATAATTCTTTATCTTTATTAAGTTCAAGCACAAGCACAATAACTACTGATTCAAATTTAAATCAGTCCATACCATCGGCTATAAATAGTTCCCGTACAGATTTATTTAGAAATTTTTATTATTTAACAGCATATAATTGTTGTTCTGGTAGAAATTATAAAAATAATTGGGTTAATACATGCGCATTATCTAAAGCACTAGAAATGGGTGCAAGATGTTTAGATTTTGAGATATATTCATTAAACAATGAAGCTATAATATCAACGTCAACAACAAATGATAATACAGTAAAAGAAACATATAATTATATAAATTTTGATGCAGCAATGGAAGTAATAAGAACAAATAGTAATAGTAATAAAAATAATAACAAAGGTCCAATAATTTTATTATTTAGAATAAAAAGTTTAAATAAAATTATATATGATAAAATGGGAATAACATTATATAAAAAGTTTTATCAAAAAGAATATAATATAAGTCAATTATTACCATATGATTTTAATTATCAATTTATTGAAGAAAATACAGCAAAATTATATACAACAGAATTAAAATATTTAAAAAATAAAATAATAATAGCAGTTTATAGTGAATATGAAAATTTCAATAAAACAAATTTATCATATGTAACAAATATGAAAGTAGAAAAAGAAACTGTTATAAATTCAAAAGCGGTAATTTATAGAGATGTAGAGTTAATGGCTAAAGGAAAAAGTAATAAAAAATTAATTAATGATTCAAAAAGTAAATTTATTTTTGTATTGCCATCAATGAATAATACAAATAAAAATATGGATAGTATGTTAGCATTTAGTAATGGTTGTCAATGTATTGCTATGAAATTACAATTTTATGATAGTAATTTAGCATCATATTATAACTTATTTAAAACAATAAATGATGGTAAACCTTCTCCATATGGTTTAAAACAATTTAGTAAAAGAAAAGATAAAGAATCAGCAAATGTAAGTAGTCCTGGTATAACATTAGAAAGCCCAGATTTATCAGAATATTTTAATAAGTAGTTAAAAAGTAAATAAAATAATATTATTACCAAGTGAAATAATATTATTATATATTAATAATAATATATAATATGAAAAAACAAACTTTAGAAGAAAAAGAAATGACTTTATTACGAGATGCCGTTGATGCAATAACATATAAATCAGGAAAAAAATTACTAGATAATGAAAATATAAAAAAAATATTAAATATTTTAGAAGATTTTTTACAATCACATAAAACATTATGTTATGGTGGAACTGCAATTAATAATATTTTGCCAGAAAATCAAAGATTTTACAATAGAAATATAGAATTACCTGATTATGATTTTTTTACACCTTTTGCTATTGAATATGCTAAAAAATTAGCAGATATTTATAGTAAAAATGGTTTTAATGAAGTTGAAGCAAAATCAGGTGTACATACAGGCACATATAAAGTATATGTCAATTTTTTACCTATAGCTGATATTACATATCTTGAACCCGGATTATTTAATAGTTTATTAAAAAAAAGTATAAAAATAAATGCGATAAATTATTGTCCTCCAAATTTTTTGAGAATGGCTTTATATCAAGAATTATCTCGTCCCAATGGAGATATATCAAGATGGGAAAAACTTTTAAAAAGATTAATTTTATTAAATAAAAATTATCCATTAAAAGGTTTAAATTGTAATGATTTAAATTTTCAAAGAAAATTTGAAGGAAAAAATAATGATGGTATAAAAATATATAATATTGTAAAAAAATCTATAATTAATCAGGGATTAGTATTTTTCGGTGGTTTTGCTCTATCTATTTATAAAAATTATATGCCTCAATATCATAAAAAACATATTTTACATATTCCCGATTTTGATGTATTATGTATAGATGCATTTAAATCATCTAGAATAATTAAAGAACAGTTACAATACGAAGGATATAATAATGTAAAAATTATAAAAAAACCCCCCATTGGAGAATACATAAAAAATCACTATGAAATTATTGTTAACAAAGATACAATTGCTTTTTTATATGAAACAAATGCTTGCCATAGTTATAATAAAATAATTATAAATAATGAATCAATAAAAATTGCAACAATAGATACTATTTTAAGTTTATATTTAATATTCATATATGCTAACAGAAATTATTATAATATTAATAGATTATTATGTATGAGTGAATATTTATTACAATTACAAATAAAAAATAGATTAAGTCAAAAAGGTATATTACGTCGTTTTACGTATAATTGTTATGGATATCAAAAAACACTTGAAGATTTAAGAGGTGAAAAATCAGATATATATAATAAATTAAAATTAAAAACAAATTTTAAAAATAGTAAAGAATACAAACTTAATTTTTTTAGATATATACCAGACGAGGTTTTTAAAAATAAAAAAAATATAGAGAAAAATAATACATTAAAAAAAAGAAATAATACATTAAAAAAAAGAAATAATAAATTTAAAAAAAACAATAATTCATTTAAAAAAAAATATAAATTAAAAAAATAATTGCTAAATTAATTTATATTTAATATAAATTAATTTAAGATAAATATACTATAATATATTATAAATAATTATAATATTATCTAATTTTTATTTCTATAATTTACATTCTAGGGAAACCAACTAAATTAGCACCTATACCAAAACCAGCACCAGATCTGGCTGAAGCTCCCATACTTGGGATAAATGTATCTAAAATACTAAATGTCGCAGCAGCCATTAAACCAATTATTGCTACTTCTTCTAATTTTAAAGAACGTTTTTCAGGAGGAATAACAAAAGCAACAATAGCAACCATTAAACCTTCAATAAAATATTTAATAGCTCTTTTTACTAATTCATTCATTCCACTATTCATTTTTTTATAATATTTACAAAGAAAATAATAAATAAATAAATAAATAAATAATAATATTTATAAATATTATTTAAATACTAAATAATATTTATAAATATTATTTAATATGTCTGATAAAAACAAATCATCAAATTCTCAATATGTTGATTTATTAGATGAAGACAAACCAATTGCCGGACAAAAATTTGTATGTTTAAGTTTTATTTCACCCGAAAATATAATAAAAGATAAAAATCTATTTTACTTTAATAAATTTTTAAAGCAATTTGAATTTTATAAATCATTTGATAAATACACACAATTTTTAAATTTTATAAGTTATAAATACAATCTTGATTTTAATAAATTAACAGAAGATATGAATGAATATATTAAAGAAGAAAAAGATAATTTATTTTTAACTACACTTGATGATGATTATAAAACTTATTTAGATAAAAATGAAGATAAATTACAAGATGAATATAATAAATTATATGAATTTCAAACAAATACACGTGGTATAAAAGTTAGAGGTGTTTTTTCTACACAAGAAGAAGCAGAATTGAGATGTAAATTTTTAAGAGATAATGATTCAGCACATGATGTATATGTTGGACAAGTTGGTTTATGGATGCCATTTCATCCTGAAGCATATAAAACTGGTAAGGTTGAATATTTAGAAAAAGAATTAAATGAATTAATGCATCAAAAGAAAAAAAATGATGAAATAAGTAAGGACGAATTTAAAAAACGTATAAGAGAAACTAAAAGAAAAGCAATAGAAGAAAATATAAAAAAAGCAGAAAAAGAAGGCAATAAATTAATGCAAAGTATAAATGAAAAGGATGAATTAGTTAATAGTGATAGAATGGATGTTCCTGGAAAAAATTTATTATATGGTGATGGTAGTAATGATGATATAGCAACAGCTAATTTAAGAAAACAATTATTTGAATCGGATGATGTAATATTACCAACTGATAAAAATAATGATCATGGAATAAGTAGATTAACTAAATCAAAACAAGAAGATAATCAAGAAGATAATCAAGAAGATAAACAACAAGATAAGCAAGAAGATAAGCAAGAAGATAAAATTGATATTAATTAAATATTTTAAAAATAAATCTATATTATCTATTATATAATAAATAATATATGATTTTTAAAGATAATATTATAAAAGACAATGAGAATAAATGTAATTATGAAGGTTGTAAAAAAAAAATAAAAATAACAGATTTTCCTTGTAAATGCGAACAATATTATTGTAAAAATCATAAATTTCCAAATTTACATAATTGTAATTATGATTATAAAGAAATTGTAAAAAAAAAAATAAAAATAGAAGAATTAAAATGTTCTTCAATAAAATTAGAAAAAATATAATAATAATATATTATGGAATATATTATTAATACATTAATTAATACATTTTTAACAAGTGGTATCAGTTTTACTATTTTATTAACAATATTAAATCTTATAGTTAATTATACAAATTTAGTTAGTTTTTATGCTTTTTTTAGTGGTTCTTTTATATTAGTAAATTTATATCAATATTATACTATTATAAAAAACGCAAATAAATCAACTGAAACTTTTTTGATTCATTCAATAATAGGTGGTATTGTTTGGGTTATATTAAGTATTTTAATGTATATATTACATATAAATAATATAATATATAAAAATATAATATCTTCAGTATTATTTATATTTTTTATAATATCTATAATATATTTATTATTATGTATTAATAATGTATTTGATTTTTAATTACTTAACTTATAAATTATTAATTACCATTTACTTTTTCGTACATTAATTTTAGGTCCTTTTTTCTTATCTCGTGTATTTGGATCGTAAACTTCTTCATCATCATCAGAATCAAGATTTTTACTAATTTCCCAAAATTCTTTTGAACCCAATTTAAAATTTTTGTGATCCTCTGCTTTATACCAAAAAATTTGATCATTAAGTTTATTAGATTTAGCATTGTTATTAATTACTAAACATTCGTAATTTTCAGTACATTGGTCCATTACTTGACTAAAAGATTCAAATGTTGGAAACATACCTGCATAATTATCATATATTTTTTTTCGATTTGAAATATATGGTTCTCGTAGTATAAAAACATAATCTATATTTGTACGAAGATTTGGCGGTATACCTAATGGATATTGCATTGTAATAATTAGCATCATTTTCCAATGACGACCATTCATAAATAGTAATCGCATCATTTTATCTCTAGTCCAAGAAGCATCAAATAAACAATCATCTAAAATAACAAATGCTCTCGGATCAATTGTTGATTTTTTATACATTTGAACTTCTTTATTCATTTGTTTTAAAACAGTCTTTTGTCTTTTTAAAATATTTTCAATAATTGCTGAATTATATTCATCATGAATAAATAATTTAGGAACATGTTGTGTATAAAATCCATTACCTGCTTCTGTTCCACTAATAACTGTTCCTAATGGTATATCTTGATGATAATATAATAAATCTTTTACTAAAAAAGATTTACCTGTATCACGACGACCAATTAAAACAATAACAGGACCTTTATTTTCATTTGGTTTAAAACTTATTGATTTCATATCAAATTTTTTTAATTCCAAAGTCATTATATTTAAATATAACTTAATAAATTATATTTAAATACGAATATAAAAAGATATGTATATATTTATTTTTATAATAATAACGTTAAATATATAAAATATATTTATTTATTTATTAAAAATGGCTATAAATTATAGAAAAAATAATAATTTAGAATTATTTAATGATTTTCATAATTTACTTAATATTAATAATAGTCAAAATTATTTACCTATATATAATATTTTTTTTAATTTGAATAATACCAACTATAATAGTATTAATTTAAATAATACAAATTTTTTAAAAGATATTTTAAAAAAAATAGATTATAATAAATTTATTGGAAATATATTTACTGATGAATCAAATAATATTTTACAAAAAAAAATTTTTTTTAAATTTTGTCCATTAGTAGATCCAATTAAATATTTAATTGGTAAATATAATAATATAAATGACAATAATAATATATTAGATTTACCTAATTACAACAATTATAATTTAATTGATAAAAAAATACATAGAGAAAATAATTCATCATATATAGATTCATTTTTTTCATATTTATCAAGTCATTTATTAAATAAATATAAAATGTATAATGCAATAGATTTTTATGGGTCATTTTTAGGAATAAAACAAAATTTTATAAGTGAAATTAGCGATGATATAGATATTTTAGATGATTCTGATTTTTTTCATAAAAATTTAAATATATTATTTAAATTAACAAATAATAATTTAGCAAAAAAAATGTTTAATAATACTCGTAAATTTAAATCAAGAATTAAATTATCAAATGATGAATTTGATATAAATGATATTAGTGATATAATTGAAATAAATGAAACAAATTATTTAAATGAAAAAAATTTAGAAAAATTAGTATTAGAATATGAAAAATGTAAAATTGATGAAAATATTGAAAATAATGAAAAAAATGAAAATAATAAAAATAATGAAAATAATGAAAATAATGAAAATAATGAAAATAATGAAAATAATGAAAATAATGAAAATAATGAAAATAATGAAAAAGACAAAAAATGTAGAAAAAATAAAACAAACGAAAATAGTTTAAATAGTAACTCTTTATGTTCCTCTAGATATTCAAATACAAATAAATTAAGTGATGAAACAACATCTTCAATAGATGAATTAGAAAGCGATGAAGAAAGTGACGAAAGTTCTATAGATGAAGAAATTTTTATATCTATTAATAAATTTCCAGTAAACATTATAGCACTAGAATGTTGTAAATCTACATTGGATGAATATATTTCAAATAATGAAATATCTAATAGTGAATGGGAATCGATTGTTTTACAAATTTTATTAACTTTAATAGTATATCAAAAAGTATTTGATTTAACACATAATGATTTACATACAAATAATATAGTTTATATAGAAACTGAAAAAAAATATTTATATTATAAATATAATAATAAACATTACAAAATACCTACTTTTGGTAAAATATATAAAATAATTGATTTTGGAAGATCTATTTACAAATTTAAAAATAGACAATTATGTAGTGATAGTTTTTATGAAGATGGTGATGCTTTTACACAATATAATTTTGGACCATTTTATAATAATTCAAAGAAAATAGTTAAACCAAATCCAAGCTTTGACTTATGTAGATTAGGTTGTAGTATTTTTGATTATTTTATAGATGATATTAATGATATAATTAAAATAAAATCACCAATCAAAAAAATTATAATTTCATGGATTTTTGATGATAATAATAAGAATATTTTGTATAAAAATAATGGTGATGATAGATATCCAGATTTTAAATTATATAAAATGATAGCAAGAACTGTAACTAAACATATTCCAAGCAATGTTATAAAAAATGAATTATTTAATAAATATATTATTGCAAAGAAAAATATAAATAAATCTGTAACAATATTGAATATAGATGATTTACCTATATTATTTAATAATAATGTTATATAATAATTAAAATATAAATTTTTTATATTATAGATTTTAAAAAATTTATATTTAAAAATTGGGTTGATTCACAAAAACATCAGGAGCAGCTTTTCCATATGATATCATATTAAATACATTAAATTCATTTAAAATAAAGAGTGAAATAATAGAACCTATGAAAATTATAAGAGATTCTTTGAATAAGATTTTTAATCCTTTATTTTCTTTTAATATTAGTCTCATTTCCAAAAATTTTATTATAAAAACTATAATTGTTATAGTTAATGATGTAATAAATTCGTTATTCATATTTTTATATATATTTATAATAATCTATTATAAATATATTAACGAATTATATATTTTATATTTTATATTTTATATTTTATATTTTATATTTTATATTTACTTTAATTCTTCAATATCTAAATCAAAAACATCATTATCATTATTATCATTATTATGATTATTATCATTATTATCATTATTATCATTATTATCATCATCATCTATATCTGTATTATAATCACTAATTGTATCTGATATATTTAAATTAATAGTATTGTCATCTTTATTTTCATTTATATTATCAAAAACTAAATTATCTATATCTATTTCATTTTTATCTATAATATTTTTATCATTTTTTATTGAAATTGTATTTGAAGGTATAATTGTATTTAATAAATTATCTTTTTCATTTTCTTGATTATTGTCATCAATATCTTTATTAATTTCTTTATTAGCATTTTTTATAACATTTTTTAAATTTTCATCTTTTTCTTTTTTTAATTCTTCTTTTAATTCTTTTTTTATTGTTTCTAAACTATTACTTAAATTTTCTTTTTCCATTTTTATAATCTCTTCTTTATCTGGAATTACTTCTTTTTTTTCTTCTACTTCAATATCAGTTTCTACTGTTTCATCTAAATATAACTGTAATATATTTTCAACAGGAATATTATCTCTTATTGTATTTGTTATACATTCTTTTATTATTATTTCTAATTCTCTATTATTTTTTTGTACATTTAATGGGGGTATATCTTTTTCAAATAAATATATATTTACATATAACTTTCTTGCTATATTTATATATACTTTATGTATAAAACTATTTAAATTTGGTATGTCAATATTAATTTTTTTTTGTTTTAAACCTGGTCGTATGCAAGTTAATGCTTTTAAATGTGTTATATGTACACATGTTAACAAATCAGATATATAATTACAACCAGAACTTTCATTAATACGTTTAACTTCTTTATCAATTATTTCTTCACTCCATCTTGGTATATTAATTAATAAATTTTGATAAGTCATTAAATATTTTTCTTCAGAGTCAGTACTTATTGCTAAATCATATGCTTCATTATATATAGATTTAAATCCTTGAATAATACAAGGTGTTAATATATTTATTAATCTAATAGAAAATTCATTTCTAGATTCATTAATGCTTGTTATATTATATTCATCCATTATTTAAATAAATAAAATATTTTCTAAATCAATATTATAACGAAAAAATATAAAATTTAAACAAACAAAAATAATTATTTTTTCATCTCTTATTTCTTTTTTCATACTTTCAATTAATAGTAAAAAATTATATTTATTAATATTATTTTCAATATTATTTTTTATATATTGAATTAATAAATCACCACTAAATGCCAAATTATATAATTTGTTTGTTAAATTAATTATATCTATACTATTTGTTGAATCATTATTATTATTTTTTAATATTTTAATCAAAGCATTCTTATTTTTATTATTAATTTTTTCTATTTCAATATTTGTATTTCTTTTTATGTAATCTTTACAATATAAATATGTAAATCTAGATAATATAGGTTTCAATAAATCATCTTTATTATTTACTATAATGAAGAATCTTGTACTATGATTATAAATTTCAATACATCTACGTAATGAACTTTGTGCATCAATTGTTAATTTATCTGAATTTAATAATATAATACTTTTAAATATTTTATTATTTTCAAAATTAGTTATTGATGAACTAGCAAAAAATTTTAATTGTTCTCTTATATATCGTATATTACCTTTACCAAAAGAACAATTAACAATTAAAATATAATCATCTATATTTTTTTTTGTTTTATATATCATTTTTAAAAATGTAAATAACAATGTTTTTTTACCTGTTAAATAATTCCCACATAGTATAATATTTGGTATATTATAATTTTCGTATAATGTAATTAATTTATTTAATAGATTAAGATTATGTTCATTTAATATATCTAAATTATTTATTATATTCTCTCTTATTATATTATCATATTCATTATTATTTTTATCGTTTAATAAATATTTTTTTTTTATACTATTTAATAATGTATCATTATCACATATATTTTTATTTATAGTATCATTCATATTATTCATATGATTATTTTAATTATTTAAATAATATTATTTTTAAGTATAATATGATTACTATAAATTGTTTATATAGTATAATATATAATGTCAAACAAATTATCTGATACAAAAGCTGAAACACCATCTAGTAAAAGTCTTATTATGATGGAACAAATAGCAAATGATGAACAAGATGATTCATTTGCTATTGGAACTAATATACCAAAAAATATTACAGATTTATTAGATCCAAAAGTATTACAAAAACAAGTTTTACAAATGGTTGTAGATGCTTCATTTTATAATGTAGACGTTTCTGGCTATTTAAATGTTCTTGGACAATCAATTTTAAATAATGCTGAGATAATACAAACAAACTCAACTATATTAAATAGTGGTTTTATTAGTGTTGATAACGAACTTATTATTGGTGAAACATCTGTTGTAAGTGTTCAAAATCAAATAGATGTAATTAATACTCAAATAACAAATATAAATACTAATATAGGTAACATTGATAGTTCCATAATACATATAAAAAATAATTATGTTGAAAAAATTATATTTAATGATTTAAGTAGTCGATTCTATATATTAGAAAATTCATTTCAATTATTAGATTTAAGTGCAATAAGAGATTTTGTTTTTAATGATTTAAGTAATCGTTTTTATATATTAGAATCGTCTTTTAATGTATTAGATTTAAGTAATTTTAAACATGAAATATTTTATGATTTAAGTAGAAATTTTTATGATTTAAGTTCATCACATGATACTTTAAAGTCTATTACTGTTAAAAATACAATATTTAATGATTTAAGTAGGAATTTTTATAATTTGGATAATTCTTTTACTTTACTTGATTTAAGTAATTTTAAATTTAATATTTTTAAAGATTTAAGTGAAAGTTTTTATAATCTTGAAATTTCATTTAATAATTTAATTGATAATTCATTTAATAGATTATATCAAGATTTCTATGAATTAAGTAGAAATTATTACATTACAGAATATAGTTTTAATCAACTAAATTCATATAATGAATCATTTAGAAATAAAAGTATAATTTTAGATAATATATATGAATTATCATCTAATTTTTATTCATTACATACTTTATTTAATGAATTAAGCGGATTAACATATAAAATAGACACTAGTTTACATTTATTAAATATTAGTGCTGTTAGAGATAATGTATTTGCTGAATTAAGTTCTAATTTTTATAGTTTGCAAACAAGTTTTAATGATCTAAGTAATCATTATACACAAATTAGTGTATTTAATGATCTTTCTAGAAATTTTTATTATTTGGAATCAAGTTTCATTTCATTAGAAGCAAGTGCTATTTTAGATTATACATTTACTACTTTAAGTGGAAATGTTAATAGATTAAATGACGATTTTAATACTTTATCTGGTGATGTATATGATATTAGCAGTAATGTTAGTATGAATTATAATGATATATCATTTTTATATAGTTATTTTGAATTAAGTGATAATAGAATAGTAGTAAATTTCCCAATGGATATTTCAAAATTATATTTATTAAATGATGAATTATTAATAAAACAAGATATATCTTATACTTCATTGGAAACAACTGATAGCAGTAAAAATCATATATTAACATTTAATCAAATTAATGAATTATTAGTTCAACGAGACTTTTTATTATCTAGCACATTCAATGATTCTATTGCTAGTATCGGAAGAAATCAATTAATAGTAAATGACGCAAGTCAAACATTTTTTGAAGTTATGACTCAACAACCTAATAAATTTAATAAAATAAATGGCGGATTAACTAATACATCAACTGATACTTTAACTATTAATTGGAATTTTGATAATATTTTAGTAAAACAAGATAATAATAAAATATTAAATGCTAGATTAGCATTTTTAGAAGATAGCACTAATTTAAAATCAAAACAATTACCATATATAAATGAAATTAAAATAGAAATTAGTGGAAATATTGATAATACTAATGCACCTGATAATGGAAGTTGGATAGATTTTTCTACAATACAAATTACAGATATATCAAATTATGATATTTCACAAAATAAATCTTTTGTTATTGATCAATTTGTTATTAGTCAAGGTTCTAATCCTGATACTAGTGTAAATAAAATATTATCTAAAACTGAAAGATTTGATATAAGAGTTTATGGTATAAATCATGCTAATAATTTTCCAAATATAAATTCACGTAGTTTATATTTTAATAATTTAAAATTTGGAGGACAAGGAGTTCCTAGTCAACCAAGATTATTATCTGAAATTTCTTTTAATAATACTACTGAATATGAAGACAAATATACTTTGACATTAGATGTCTCTGATGTGGATATATGTAGTAATTATGCAAATACATATCTATCAGGATATCGTGTAGCAACAATAATCAAAAATGATTTACGTGATGATTATTTTAATTATGTTTCAGGACAAGGTGGTACAAACTCAATAAACTCATATGTTATACCAATAATAGATAATGGTTTTCAAACAGAAGATATATTTGCAGATATTTCTTTTAATATTAATTTATTATCTAAAACTGAAACAACACCTACTAATACAAACACTATTATATATTATGGTAGTAAATTTCAATATAACATAATAGTAAGAAATAGTTTAGGTAATAACACTTGGTCTAAAATTTTACCAGTAACTACAAAAAATTTTTCTCGTATTCCAAGAAGCAATGGTATATCTTCAAATTTTGTTTTAAGTAGTAAACTACAATCATCTAATAATAAACAAATTTTATCAAAAACATATAGTAAAAATATTAATTATATAAATTATAATATAGAATCTTTTAAATACTTAACTATTTCTGGTAGTTATCATAATTTTCAAATAACATATGACCTTGCTAATAATTTAGATACTAAAAATAATTATGGTTATGGAAAAGTATTAGATAATAAAAAAAATGTAGTTTCTTTATCTGTATTTTATAATGATATATGTTATCAAGAATTATTATTTGATGCTTCTTGGGCAAAAACACAACCAACAGAAAATAAACATAATAATATAATAGAAAAACCATTTATTCTTTTTACAGGTAATATTATTAGAGATTTTGCGGGTTCAACAAATACAGTTGCAAATAATTTTAAAAAAGGTTTTAGATTAGTCGCAGAAAATTTGGTATTCAATACAATAGATATATCTCATTTAAATGCATTGAATATAGAACCATCTAATAGTATATATTCTATTCAATATAATTATACAAGAGACCCAGCTGTTAATAATTCTTATAATAATTCATATGACTTATCATTTGTTTTAGATGATTTAAGTCTAGTTCCAAGTATGTTATATGAAAATAATATACATATAAACGATTTAATTTATTGTATGGGTATTCCAAGTGTAAAAAGTTTTAATATTGATATGTCTAGAACATATATAGATATAAATTCCAATACTATGTTATTAGAAAAAAATGGTTTAAACAATAATTCAATAATATCAAAGATTAATCAAACAAATTCATTAACAAGTATTAATAAAAATAATACAATAAATGTATTATTACAACAAAATTTAATAGATGAAACAGGATTATACCAATTTAATGATATTTCTAATATTTTAGAAAATTTGGGATATTTTAATAATTTAACTTATCAACAAAGCATATTAACTACAGATTTTTCTTTAAATTGGAATGAAAAAGTAGAAAATTTTTATACAAAATTATCTAATATAGATATTAGTTATGATATTTCATTAAATACAAATCATTATTGTGATAAAAATAGTTTTGATTCAAATTTATCTACTTGTAATCTTAATTTAAATAATATGGATATTTATGAAGTTACAGATATTTCAGCATTATTTAAAACACCAATTGCTGACCTATGTTATAATACTTTATTTGAAAAATATGATGACCATACTAAAAAAGTAAAAGAACATACTTTATTATACATCAATAATAAATTTCAAAATGTAAATACACAACCATATCCTAATATAAGCGACTTTTCTTATAATAATTTAACCAATAATATAAGTGAAAATTTATATGATTCTTCAAATAAACAATATGATTTTAATGGAGATTTAAGTGATAATGGATTTAAATGGATAGCTATAAAATTAGAAAGTTTTATAAATAGAGATTCTCAAACAAGTTTGATAAATCAATATGGGTTTAAATATAATTCTAATACATATAGTATACTACAAGATGGACAAGATTATTATATTGATATTAGTAATATTTTAAATGATAATAATATTACAAATAATTTTTATAATGCAAACTTAAAAGATTATGTTGATACACTTTTATTTTTTACAAAAATAAAAGATGAAACTAATGTATTATCTTATAATAACGTATGTTTAAATAATAGATTAAAAGCCACAACTGGTACACAGGGTACTTGGTTTACAAACGCAAGAAATAAATATCAACCAATTGGTCATGAACCAAGAGTTCTTGATATTTTAAATTATTCATTTCATGATTCAGATAAAACACCTTATCAAAAATATATGAATGGTGCATTAACTATTCTTGAAAAATATAAAATAATGATGCCATCAGACCAAGATTTTGTTAATTACATTTATAATGATATGTTTATTTTAATAGGTATAAAAAATTAAATAATATTATATAAGAATATTATAATATTTATATATGACTTCTAATTTTGATGATAATGAAAAATTAGATATATTATTTAAAAAAAGTTTAAATATAACAAATACTACATTTGGAAAAACATGGTATACTGAAGGAAATAAAGTTCCATTTAATAATTATATAAATAGTGAATATGTATTATTAGAGAATATACCAGATAATCCCGACTTTAATATAAATGGTATTGTAAGAACAGCAGAAAGTATAGATTTATGTGGAAATACTGATTTTTATAATTATATATTTGATACTAATAATAAAAGTAATAGTTCTATCGTTGATGATTCAACTGGAAAAATTCGTAGATATCAATATTTAATTTTAGATCAAGTTGATGGTGTATCTACTGGAGATTCATGGTATAAAAAAGATTCTAGTGGCAATATAATTACATATAATATTTTACAATATAATTATAAAAAAGTTGGTTCAAATAGTCCTTATTTATATTATTTATATTCTCAAAAATCATTTCTAGAAGAATTTTCTCCAAATATACCAGATGGACCATTTGGTGGTAATTGGTTTATTGATATTCATAATGGTTTATTATTATTTCCTGATTTTGAAAATTTAAGAATAAAAAATACTAATACTCCTAATTACTGGATAAATAATACAGACAATAAACCTGTTTTAACATTTTATACATATATAGGAAAAAAAGGTTTAGACAATCTTATTTTACCTTCAAGTAATACTTTTAATGTTTTACAAATAGCATCAACTAACATAATATCAAAAGAAACAGATTTAATAATTGATTCAAGTAATTATACTATTATTAATGATTTATCTGTTAATTTAAATGTTTTAAAATTAAATAGTAAATATAAAATTTTATTAAATTTTAATTATGCTTCACCATCATATTTTGATACTTTCTTTAAAATTGGATTATTTTATAAAATATATTCAGGAACTGATATTTCTGAAAATCTAATTTCTGAATATAAACTCGGTTCTGAATACGCAAATTCTTCTTTTGACCTATTTAGTAAAAATTTTTATACTGATATATCTAGCCAAATAGGAGATACATTAAATTTTTATATTAAAGCAAAAATTTTTAGAGAAAATAATAATATAGAAAATATACCAAATAATGATGATTTTAAACCAAAAATAATATTTACTTCTCCTGGTAATATTTTAAATGTTGAAGAAGTTAATTTAGCTGTTAGTTAAAAGTATATAGTATTTTCTCATTTAATTTTTCTCATTTAATTTTTCTCATTTAATTTTTCTCATTTAATTTTTCTCATATAATTTTCTCATTTAATTTTTCTCATATAATTTTTCTCATATAATTTTCTCATTTAATTTTTCTCATATAATTTTCTCATATAATTTTCTCATATAATTTTCTCATATAATTTTCTCATATAATTTTCTCATATAATTTTCTCATTTAATTTTTCTCATTTAATTTTCTCATATAATTTTCTCATATAATTTTCTCATATATTTTTGCGTTAAAAAATAATAATTTTAAAAATTATTATTTTCTAATTTTATTATATAAATAACATGGCTGATCCATCTTACAACTCAAGAATTATGGATGTTTCAAATCAGTTAGTACCTTTTAATGATGATAGAAAAAGTTTATCAATTAAGGCAGGTGAAATTCGTGCTACAGATTTAACCGGAAAACAATGGAGTCAAGATATTTCTAATTTTTTAAAATTAGCAGGGGATGATAATACATATATTAATTTGATTCAAGGTGGAGGATTAGAAATTAGTTCAAATGATTTAAAATATTCTAAAAGTAAATTAGATGCTAGTAATATAGATGTAAGTTATTTAACAGCAAATGATGTTAATTTTACAAAATTAAAGGTTCAAGATTTAAGTGCATCGTCAGTTGATATTAGTTCAAGTTTAAGAGTTACAACAGGAAGTAGAAATTATTTAACAATAAATTCTACACAAACTAATTTATGTGATAATAATATATTAATTGGTAAAGATATAGATTCCGGTAATTATTCATTTGTTTCATACACAGCATTATCATTAAAAGAAACATCTGCTGATCAACGTCGAGAACAAACTTTTAAAGTAACACGCTATAATACAGAACCAGATAAAAATAATAAAAAAATTGCGTTATTCGGTAGACGAGAATCAGAAAACCAACCTGAATTATTTTTAGCTGATCCAAGAACAACTAGTGATACTGCTAGTAATGAACCTGCAAAATTTTTTAATGTAACTGCAACCGGAGCTGATTCTGACGCATTGCAAGCTTTATTATTTTTAGATGGTGATATTTCAGTTAATGATGATATTAATGTCGGAGGCAATATTAATGCTCTAAGTGGAACGGTTACTAGTCAAAAACTTGATGTTACTGGTAAGATAGAAACTTACCCTAATTCTGTAGAAATTAAAATACCATTATTAGCTAAAAATAATGTTAATATAAGTGGTGATTTAATAGTTGATGGAAATGCAGGAGACATAAATCCATCATTAACATTAGTTGGAGATAAATTGGATTTATTTGTTGATACAAGTTTTGATTTAAATGTAGATATATCAAATCATTTATTAGTTAAAGATATTTCTGTTAATAATAATGTATCAATTTCAAATGAGTTAATTGTTAAAGATAAATTAAATGTTAATTCAAATAATATAACAGTTTCTACACAATTAAATGTTAATAATGGTGCTAATTTTAATTTTGGTACTAGTACAAAATATGATTTTTCTATTAATTTAGCAAAAGATGATTCTGAGTTTATTTTAAACAAAGTCCGAAACAATGGTAAAATAAATTTAACACAAAATTTATTATCTTTAAATCATGATTCAAGACTAGATATATCATCAAGCGCAATTAACTTAATTGGTGCATTTAAATTAAAAAATAATTCATCAAATAATACTGACTTAGATATTTCCAATGGAAATGTTGAATTTAAAAATAATAAAGATTTTAAAATTTATAGGGATAATGGAGTTAATACATTTTTAGATGTATCAACTAATTCTACAAAATTAAATACAAATACATTAAATTTACAATCGGGTTTAGGTAGTAATGATACAATAAAATTTTCTCTTCAAAATGGTGATATTTCAAATAATGGCTATATACATAATTATGGGGATGTAAGTTTAGTTGATAGTAGATTTACTATAACTCAAACTGATGTATCAATGTCTCAAAATGTATTTATGGGACAAGATTTATCAGTTAATAGAAATGTAGATATATGTAATACATTAAATGTATTAAATGCTTTAACAAGATTATCAGATTTGTCTGCTTATAATGTTGAAATTTCAAGTGGTTTAATTTATAATACAACAATAGGTTTAACTAACCCTGCCGATGCTTCATTTGCTTATGTAACTGTTGGAAATGATTTAGCAGTTTCAGGAAGAAGTGATTTTAATAGTGATGTATCAATTAATAATGGTTCTTCATTAACAGTTGCAAATAATATTAGTGGTGGTTCAACATTACATATTGGCGGAAGAGCTGATTTTAATAGTGATGTATCACTAAATACTTCATTGACAGTTGCAAATAATATACATACTTCAAGAATATTAATAACTTCTTCTGTTACAGATATTTCTAATGGTGCAAATATTCAAGGAGATATATCAGCTGGAGGAAATTTAGATATTTCTAATAATGCAATAATAGGAGGTGACTTAACAGTTAAAGGACAAAATTTATATTTATCTAATGCAACAACTAGTGACACTTTTGATTCTTCATATTCATATATATATGGTGGTAA